CCACGCCGTCCGGTGCTCAGAGTCAGTTCAAGAACGCCGAAAGCATTTTCAAGTCGCTTGGAATTCCCCTTCGCCTCAACGGCTGACGAAAGGAAACCATCATGCCGGACCCAACGCCGAGCACGACGTGTCCGATGTGCAACGGCTCTCTGCTCTACCCGAATGCCGAGTGCCTGAACCGTGCGAACCACCGCACCTCAGAGCAGGTGGAGGCGCACGCCGAGGTCGCGACTCTCGCGAAGGTTTTCAAGAAGATCACCAAGATCAAGCAGTTGAACGCGGCGAAGAAGATGGTCAAGGAGTTGCTCGCCGAGGCCAAGGAGAAGACCGGTGGATGATCGCCAAGATGTCAACCCCCACACGCCCGAGAAGGACGAACAGGCCAGGCGTCAGATGGAGACGAAGTGCGTTGGACAGCCTGGCCAGAAGAAAGTCACCCTGACCGTCTACCAAATCCAGACGCTCATCGGTGCCCACGAGGAGAACAAGGCGCTCCGCAAGGCGTATGACGAGATCCGTGCGGCCTTCGACAAGCAGTCCGCTCGCCTCAAGGAACTCGAACCCGAGGTCGAAACCGAGGTCAAATACTGCGGCGATTGCGGAAGAATGCTCTCGGACGGAAAGTACGGGATGGTCTGCGGGAACCCTGTTTGCTCCAGGTACACACTGGTCGCCGGACAGGACGATCCGGCTGACATTCCGCCATACGGACAAGCCGGCTGACATTGCCCCATACGGACAAGCCGGTTGCTGATCCAGCCGATAGAAGTGGATGCTTGAAGGGTTGCTGACGAGATCGAGGTCCGCGAGTCGGACCGGACGATCAGGAACGGAACATTATGAGGCGCATGAGTTTCGAGATGATGACGGACGCAATCCGCGACCGGAGCAAGACGGTGACGCGACGGCCCGGCTGGAAGAATCTGAAGCCAGGCGAGATCCTTGCCGCCGTCGAGAAGTGCATGGTGTTCGAAGAGGGCTACGAGGCCCAGGAGTCGATCTGTACGATCCGAGTCGTCAGTGTCCGGCGTGAGCCAATCCGACGTCTCTGGTCGGAAGCCCGTGCCGACCCAGGTTATGGGCCTAGCGAGGTTCGCAAGGAAGGGCTCGGAGAGTACGACATGACGTGCGTCGAATTTAGTCTAAGGTTATGTAGTGCGTTCGGACTCAGAGCAAAAGACGAGGTCACTCGCATCGAGTTCGAGTACGTCACATGATCGGGCCAAGGCACCAAGCGCTGATCGACAAGTTCAAGGCGATGGCCAAGAAGTTCACCACCATCTCCGTGCTTAGGAACCGTGACGCGGAGCAGTTTGCTCTCGCTTGGGAGTCCATCCCAACGGAGTTCAACTGGACAAGAGGGGTCACCGTGCCGCAAAAGGCTGACGCAGAGTCATGGAGACTGCTGTGGTCGGCGGTACGGATGGACCTCGGCTACGCAGCCAGCATCACGGGGCTGACGAGGGATAGGGCTGTGACCGCTTTCGGTATGCTCAAGGGGGTCAAGATCATCTTTCCTGACGGAACGGTTTCCAAGGAAGCCATCTCCGTGCTCACCGACAAGGTTCAGGCCCTCATCGAAAGAGAGTCGGAATAGCGATGGCGGAAAAGAAACTGTTCTCAGGAAGGCCGGTCAAGGTGGGCAACACCGTCAAGAAGGCGGCCGAGCTTGCGGTCATGAAGGATGCTCGGCAGATCATGAACGATGTCGGGACTCTAGAATGCCCCGGGCTCAGGGACAGGAAAACCCTCCACAACGATGAGCGCAAATCCATGATCCTGCTGATGATTGCTGATGGCGTTTCTCGAAGAGAAATGAGCGAGATCCTCGGGATCGGCAAGGCCCAGGTCGCACTGCTGGTCAAGAACGCCAAGGCATACATCGGCGAGACCATCCGCTCCTCGACCGTTGAGGAGTACGCGGGGGTCGTGAGGATACGCATGGAGCGGATCTTCAACCGCCTCATGACCGAGGGTCGGACCGCTCGTGAGCCACAGCATCGGATATTGGCGCTTGAAAAAGCGATGAAGACCATGTCGGAACTCGTGCGGTGCCTGCAGCAGATGGGCATCGTCTACAAGGAGCCGGAGCGCATCCGCATCGAGAACGAGGTCAGGGTCCGCATGGTCACGATCTCAAGAGTTTTCATAGACGGGATGGACAGGTTTCTCGAAGGTGATGCGAAGAAGCAGTTCGGCAAATACATCGGCGGGAAGATGAAGGAATTGGGACTCGGTGAGTCTTCATGACAGAGCGTGGCGGTCCAGAAACGGAGATCCTCCAAAAGCTCATTGACGCGAGTCAGGGTGGGTTGGAGCAGATCAAGGGAGATCAGCCGGTCTGGAGGATGGCGCGAAAGCACCACCGGACCGCGAAGGACAAGCCCCTGACCTTCGACAAGCGTCCGTTCCTGAAGGAGATCTATCAACTCTGGACAAGCGATGTCCGAAACATCGAGGTCTCCATTCTCAAGGCTCCCCAGGAGGGAATCAGCGAGTGGGCACTCTGTACCGTCATCACGCTGGCGGGGGAGTTCGGCCTCTCGGTCTTCTACGTGCTGCCGAAGTACGAGCTTCGCAACGTGTTCGTGAAGTCCAACGTGAACCGGATCATCTCGAACACGGACCGCTACAAGGACCGGATGCGCCAGGGCGTCGGCGCGACGGACTCTCTCCAGTTGAAACTCATTGGGCGCGGCGGACTCATCGTCTTCCCCTCGGCCAACGTCGAGACGGACTTCGTGTCCATCCCCGCCGACATCGGCCTGATCGACGAGATTGACCGATGTATCCCCGATAACCTCGGACTGCTCGATGACCGCCTGAGTGGCCTGGACTCGCGCAAGATCAAGATCTACATCTCCAGTCCGAAACTCAAGGGCCGTGGCATCTCCGAAAAGTACGAGGAGAGCGATCAGCGCAAGTGGAACGTGCCCTGTAATCACTGTGGCCACTACCAGGAACTCGACTGGTGGCGCAACGTGATGAAGCCCGTCTCGGGCAAGGCCGACAAGTACGCTCTGATCGACAGGAAGTGGAAGCCTGGTTGCGGCCGGGACATCTACGTCTACTGCCAGTCATGCGGCGAACCGATGAAGCGGTCCTCGACGAAGGGGAAGTGGGTCGTGACGCACCCGGAGAACGCGGGGCACTACGGCTACCACATCTCGAAACTGTTCTCAGGCGCGAGCCTCGTTGAGGAGGGGTACGACCTCTGGAAGAAGGGCCAAGAGGATCCAGAGATCCTCATGCGGTTCTACAACTCGTTCCTTGGGCTCGGGTACGACGCACCTGGCGCTGGCATCCTGGAATCCGATCTCCAGGCGTGTGCGGCCGTAGACCCCTACTACATGCCGAACTCGTGGAAGGGGGGCCGGATCATCCTCGGGTGCGACGTTGGCAAGGTGCTCCACGTTCACATCTCGGAGGTCGATGGCCTCCAGCGCCGGAAACTGTTCATCGGGACGCTCCCGCTGGAGATCCAGCCGATCGTGGACATCTACAAGCGCTACGGCGTCCAGATCGGCGTGATCGACGCGGGGCCAGAGACACTGCTCGTGGCGAACCTCAAGGCCGTGCTCAACGTCTCTGGCGTGCTCAAGATCTGGAGTTGCAGTTACCAGCGGAGCGCTCTCAGAGCATCGACCCAGATCCCCACCGAGGCCAGGCTCACGATCGACAGGACGTATGCGCTCGACCAGACCTTCGCGGACGTCAGGGCGCGTAGAACGCTTCTCCCAACCGACTGGCGAGGGATCGACGGCGGCAAGTTCATGAAGGCCATGACGGAACCGAAGCGGATCGCGGACTACGTGAACGGCGAGTTCGTCTGGATTTGGGAGAAGACGAAGTCTGACCACCATCGTCACGCCGACACTTATGAGTGGATCGCCTCGACGCTCCTCCTTCCGGTCAGCGTGGCAGACTACAGTGTCGATGCTGGGAGCGGGGACCGGATGGTGCGGAGAACGACGACGACGTCCGGATGCTCGGTTGGCGTGACAGGAGCCCGCGTGTTCCAAGAGGGGGCGCATCACGCGAGAGGAGGGAGGTTCCTGTGAGAGCTAGTTACAAGATCAGCACGTCGATGGAGGCGGACGAGACCAAGGATCTCGTCACCGTGGCCGGTGGGTGCGCGTTGTGCTCCTACCAGTTCGTCATGCAGGTCGAGATCCCGTTCAACGACAGCGGGATGGAGCGGATCACGAACGCTGGGGTGCGGGCCGTAAAAATTACGACGATGTGGATGCTGGAGCATCTGGCCGCGAAGCATTTCATGTTCGGCAAGACGTGCAATCACGCGCTCAAGCGGATCTAAAAGCGTTCACCAGACAGGGAGGCACGGACGATGGCAGACCGGTTCTTGTTGGAAAAGAAGATCGAGAATGGTCACTACCTTCTCAAGGTCAAGAACATCTCGCGGACCCTGGCAGAGCGTCGGGCTGGAGAGCCTGACTATCGGCAGGAGATCGCGATTTACGACCAGTCCAAGAAGCCACCGGTCATGATTATGGCTTGGTCGGGCCAGACCGTGATGCGTGCGCTCCTGACCCCAACAGGCAAGGCGATCGTGTCCGAGAAGATCCTCAGGCGGAAGGTGGATACCACGTCCGGGATCGAGGCGATGAACCGTGACGCAGCCATCACGAGGAAGCACGCCGAGGAGATATGGGCAGCTGGTGGGCCTTGCCCGGACTGTGGACAGGTATTCCAAGATGGCATGGCTGGGTCCAAGCCGTGCCAGTTCTGTGCGATGCCAACGGCTCCCGCGATAGTTCCCGTTCCCGTCGTTGCGCCGCCGCCTCCCGAACCCGTGGATCCGGTCTATGACTTCAGCGCGATGTCACTCGAAAGCCTGAAGGCATTCGCCGCTGACATGCCAGGGTTCGTGCCTGACGGACGGTGGTCGGAGGAGACTCTCGTGAAGAACCTGGAGGAAGCCCTGGCCGCTCGTGCGGCGCAAGGCAAACCTCCCGCAGCAGAGACGTAGCCGTAGGAATCATCCCAAAGCTCCTCAAGGTCCGCAGCCGATAACCATCGGTGTAAGCCGGACCTGCCAGGAGCTTTTTCTTATGAGCAACCATCTCGTCGGATCGTCATCTGTTCTCGATCGCGCCACCGCTGGCGAGGTCATGCGGTTCGCCACGGGCGGGTCGGAACTGCTCAAAGAGATGACAATGTCGGGGTATGGCGAGTACCGCACGAGCATGGTTACCGAGCGCGGTATGAAGTACGTCGGTGCCTACAACCCTGGACAAGTTTCGAACAGCGTCAAGATGAAGATGCTGAAGGACCCGCAGATCAAACTCGGCATCGCGGCCTGTCAGGCCCCCATCCTCACCGCGCCGTGGACCGCTGACTGCGAGAGCCGCGAACTGAAGGCGATCCTTGAGCACACTCTCATCGAGCCGTGGATCCGTAGGATCGTCCGCGACGGCCTCTCCGCAGTCGAGTTCGGGTATCAGGTGGACGAGATTCTCTGGGAGCATGGCGTCAACTCGTTCGGCTGGGAAGATGACGATGGGGTGGAGAAGAAAACCGACTTCACGGGCTACAACCTCCGTGGCCTCAAGGATCTCCATCCGAACAGTCTGAAGTTCATTCTCAACGCGAAGACCGGCACGACGGTCGGGATCACGCAACAGGTCGGCACTGGCCTCGAAGACATCCAGAAGAATCTCATCCCGATGTCGAAGCTGTTGCACTTCACGCACGCGAGCCGCTGGGGCAACCCCTACGGCGATGGTCGGTTGGAGAACGTGTACGACCCGTGGTACTGGTGCGTGGTCATCTACCTCTTCCTAAACCAGTATTTCGAGAGGCGAGCAGTGCCTACGGCCAAGGTCTTCATGCCGCCTGGCACCACGATCAAGGATCCGACGACCGGCACAGCCTCCGGAAACCCGACCCAGACCCTTGCGGACCAGATGCAGTCCAGGCTGAAGTCTCACTCGGTCCTCGTCTTCGAGTCGATCTTCGATCCCGGCAGTCACGAGCGGTTGTGGGACGCGGAGTTCATGCAGAGCGACCCGCGCGGCGAGATGTTCCTCAAGTACATCGAACACCTTCAGGTCATGAAACTCCGTGGCCTCTTGGTTCCCGAGCGCGTGGTGACCCAGGACGCCGAGGTTGGCAGCAACGCCATGGCGAAGACGCACAAGGGAACCGGCAACCTCATGGCGGTCACGCTCCTCGACTCGATCCAGGAAACCATCAACCGGCAACTCATTCCCGTCTGGTGCGCTGCCAACGGGATCACCGAGAAGATCCAGGTCCAGCACGGCGGGATCGCCGAGGAGGCCGAGGAGTTGTACCGGGGCATCCTTGAGATGCTTCACGAAGCAGAACTCGCAATCCTCAAGGGCGAAGCAGTCGGCGACATCTCTGGCCACATGGTTGACATCGTGGACCGGATGCGTCTCCTGAAGCGCTTGAACATCCCGCTCCGCGACTCGGCCGCGAAGAACCTCACGCCGAAGCACGAGGGTGGCACACCATCGGCGAAGCCGAAGGAAGGCAAGGTCCAGGAGAAGATCGAGGCGGACCTCGCGGATCTTCGATTCGCGCTCGTTGAGGCACCAGCCTCTCCGAAGGAGGCCACCCTGTCGATGACCGAACTTCGCGCGATGTACGGCGAGTGGGGTGGAGAACTCGAAGAGGAGATCGAGGCGTGGACGGAACCGCAGCGAGAAGAGATCGGAACGCGCGAGAAGGTTGCTGCCGCGCTCATGGCGCTCGTGCTCTTGCGTGCGAAGAAGGAGGGCCCGGACGGTGGAACGATCGCTGGGGATAGCGCACTCATGGGCCTCGTCTACAACGGTGCGGGCGGTCTCAGACCTCTCAGTCGGGTCGCTGACAACCTGCCGAAACTCCGGGCCGCACTCGACAAGATGAAGGACAAGTATCCCGATGGCATTCGCCTGGCCGCGAGCGGGAACCGTGGCCTCCTCGGGAAGTTCACACGGGACGTCAACGGTGTCATCGGCGAGAAGTCTCTGAAGGAGGCTGTGGAGTCCAGGGTCGAAGTGGACGCGCTCGTTAATCGCGCAATGAGCCTCGCGTCCACGCACTACACGGCTGGCGGCACGGCTGGCGGCTGGGGCATCGGAGCCAACCTCCGCGCGATCCTTCGTGGAGGCTACCCAGGTCGCAAGCGCGGGAAGAAGGTTCCCGGCGAGCCTGAGTTCAGGGGTCGTGCCAACAACATCCTCGACGTGAACGTGGCGGGCATCCTCGCCAACGTTGAGAACATCGCGATCCGAGCGAGCCGAGGAATCATCGAGACGCTCCGCAACGCCTTCGGATCTCGCAGGACCCTCGCACGCGCACTTCTAAGTCTGACGAGCGAGGTTCAGGAGTGGCATCTCCACCCGACCTACACCGAGGAGACGCTCAGGTCTCACCTTCGCGCTGCCTATCGTGGCGCGATGCTTCAGGTAGCAGAGACCGGTGGCCTCTCGTACTTCCTCGGCATTCACCCACCTGGCTCGCCGGAGGAGACGGGTCCTCGCGGAGGTGTTCCCTCCTGCCGTGACCTCGACGGAACGGTTGCTACAGAGAAGTGGTGGAACGCTCGTGGAGAGAAGGCTGGACAGGCCGCGCCGATGGAGCAATTCGGCATGGGATGGAACTGCCGGATGCAGTTCTTCCCGGTCCCGGATTCAGTTCTGATCGCGGAGGGCGTGAAGGTAAAGACGTAAATCTCCTGGAATTTTCATGGTGAAGATCGGTGCGTGACTGCGCCGATCTTCTCCCTTTGAGAGGCTTTCCATGGCAGACAAATTCAGTTTCGTCACACCGCACGCTGGGAAAATCAACCTCGGTTGGTTTGAGAAGGACATGCTCCCGGTCGGGCTGTGGAAGGGCGAGAACTTCGAGATCGAGGTCACGCCCGAGTACCTAGCCGCGCTCGTTGGAAACACGAATCGCGTGCTCGAAAAGGGCATCGACGTTCCGTTCCAGGACGGCCACACGAGTAGCGCCCTGGCGGGTGAGGGATTCCTTCGGGACACGTGGGTCGGGTTCAACGAGGACGGCGACCTCACGATGATGGGCCTCGCCGAGATCACGGGTGTCAAGGCATCCGAGAAGGTTGGAGAGGGCTCGATCACGAACGTCAGCGTCGGCATCCTCGGTGACTTCGTTGATGGTGAGGGCGAACACTTCGGTCCAGCACTCGACCACGTGGCGCTCACCCCGTTCCCCGTTGTTCATAAGCAGAGCCCATTCCAGCCCGCTGCGGAACTGGTCTCGCTCGATCGCTCCAAACTACCGAAGACCGTGAAGCGTGGGGATCACGAAATGGTAGTTCTGTCCAGAGATGGTGCTGGCGGCGTGAGCAAGGCCACCGTCTCGAACGCGCCATGGAACAGTATCGACAAGACGGTGCTGCCTGAGTCTGCGTTCCTCTACTGCGACATGAGCAAGGACCGCCGCAAGTCTCTCCTGGCTGTCTACGAGGGAGGCGGACCGCTCGCGCCGAAGGATGGCCGTTTGGCTCACCAGACACGCGGGTCTCTGAACCGACACGCGGTTCACTCCGCCGTAGTCGAGCTTTCCCACATGGACCTTTCCGACGAGGACCGGGTGAAGGTTGCTCGCCGCCTCCTCGCGCTCTACTCACGTATCGAAGAGACCGCTCCCGCGTCCCTCCTCTCCATGGCTGGCCAGGAGGTCGAGGACACGTTCGACCGCTTCGACTTCGAGGTCACGGTTGGAGGCATGAACGGTCCCGTTACGGTGAGTTCGGTCAAGGAACTCGTTGAGATTCGCGAGGACGAAGAGAACCGCAGGACCGCCTGGTGGGCACTGTCGGACTGGTACGAGGCGGTCAATTTCTCCGACATGACGCCGGACGAGAAGAAGAAGGAACTCAAGGCAGGATTCACCGACTTCATCGCCATGTTGGATCTGGCGAAGAGGTCGATCACTATCGAAATGCGTCGGCCCGATGGCGGGCCGGAAACCCTGGAGGTAGGAATGAACGAGCTTCTAAAGAATGCTCTGTTCTTGGCGCTCCTCGGTCGGCTCGGGATCGAGGTTCCCGATGAGCCGGAAGAGGGGTTCGTCGAGACGGTGCTTTCGAGGGCCGACGTCGAGGTGACCGGGCTTCTCGCGAAGCTGGCCGCCGCGCCGACGCCCGAACCGGAGCCGGAGCCTGAGCCGACCCTCGCAGAGCTTGCGAAGGGCAATCCCCATGTCGCTGAACTCGCGAAGAAGGTCGTGGTCCTCGAAGAGAAGGGCCGCAAGGATCTCCTGAGCAAGGCGACGTCCGAGAAGGATGCGGCTCTCGCGGTGGGCAAACTGACGGCAGACGGTGCCGATGCGTTCGAGGCGCTTCTCGCCATTCAGGGCGGGACTCAGCGCATCGTGCTGGACAAGGCGGGCAAGACATCCGCCGAGGTCGTGAATGTTTCGGAACTGGTCACGAAACTCGTGTCCAGCCTTCCGGATGGTGCCGCCCTCGACATGGAGGAGCGGACGAAGCGTCTCGGCAACCTCGAAGTGGCCAAGCCTCCCGTCAAGGGCGAGCGGACCGCCGAGGACATCGAGCAGACCGCCGTCGAACAGGTCGAGTTTGCTCGCTCTGGCACGGCTGTTACCGGAGGGAGTTAGGCCATGGCCGACAGATTCCGAGACGGTATCGGCATGGACACCGAGCAGGAAAATGCCCCGTCCGAGTTCCTCATGGACGGTGGCAGGCAGGGCCGCCAGGTCGGCGGTATCATCATGTCCACGGCTCGTGACTCGGGTTCCACCCCGACCACCACGCTCCGCGCAGGACTCGTAATGGGTCGCATCACCATCACGGACCTGTGGAAGGAGTACGACGACGGTGACAGCGACGGGACCAACGTTGCTCGCGCCATTCTCGTCAAGGACGTGAACCTCCTGAACAACGCAGGGACGGCGGTCAACTCCGACGGCCCGCTGCATCAGGGCGGCTACTACGACGAGGACTACCTGTACGGCCTCGACGACAATGGTGAGGCTGACCTGCGGACCTTCCACTCCTCTTTCAAGAAGGATCTCCTTCCCTAACCGGGGGGCGATCAGGAAGGCACAGGCATGACATTCGACCACGAAATCCTGCAGACGAGGGACCTCATCGCATCTGCGGTGAAGTTCGAGTACCCGGCGCTCAAGTTTGTCTCCGCTGGCATCCCCGTCGAGGGTGTGAGTGGCGACAAGGTCGAGTGGGACATCGAGACTCCGAACAACGAGATCGACATCAACTTCGTGAACCCGGACTCCCAGTCTCAGCCGACCCAGCCGACGATCATCGGTCACCGTGTCGCGAACGCGCTCACTACGTTCGTTCACCAGCACATCGGTGCGGGAAAACTCCTGAATCTCCGATTCCCGGGGACCAAGGAGAACAACGCCCGGCGTCTGATCGCACGGGAGCAGGACCATCTCGTCAAGTCCTACGGTGCGCGGCGTGACGAGTGGATGATCGCTTCGATGCTGAAGGGGACGCTCACCTTCACATTGAACGGTGTCGCGCAGACGATCGACTACGGAATCGACGCGACCCACGAGCCCGACGTTTCCGGTACGGGCCCGTGGTCAACGGTCGGCACCGACATTCTCTCCCAGGTCAACGAGTGGAAGGGACTGATCGTCGCCGACTCCGGCCAGGACCCCACGACGATGTGGATGAACAGCGTCACGGCGATGTACCTCATCCAGAACACGGTTCTGAGCAACTACTTCTCCTCGACCGCCGAGGGCATCCTCATGGTCAAGGAGGGCGCTGTCCAGCGCTTGTTCGGGCTGAACATCATCATCTACGATGGTGCGTACATGAGTGGCACGTCCACGAAGTACATCCCCGACAACTACGTGATGATCCTCCCGGACTTCAACGCCGAGTGGATCAGCATGGTTCACGGCTCCAACCTCATCCCCATGGGCGACGACATGGAAGAGGTCGAGGGCAAGGCGATGTACCAGGAGAGCGTCAAGGATCCGATCGGGATCAAGATGTATCTGAAGTACACGCGCCTGCCGATTCTGAAGGTGCCCGACGCGGTGATCTACGCCCAGGTGGCCTAGTCCCGCGAGGCGTACCGACTGACAATAGGCCGGGGGGCCGGGATCACCCGGCCCTCCGGTTTTCTCATGGGGGGCGACGAGAATGGCGATCGACTACTACGCGAAACTGGACTTCGGGGACGGAGAACTTTCGCATATCTCCGAGGCGGCTCCAGAGAGTCGCGCTGGCCTCAAAGAGTCCGACCTGACGTGGGTCGAGAAACTCGCGATGGTCAAGATTCGCGGCAAGCTCGCGACACTGATCGGCACAACCAACGTCACTGCACTGCACACAACGTGGACAGCCGCCACCGAGAGTACCTACGGCGACATCATCCCGATGGAGATCCAGGATCTTGCCAGGCTCCTCTCGTCCTCCGCTGCGTGGCGCATGGAGGAGGCTCACCACGGCATTGAGGAGCGACTTGACGAGAAGCGTTCGAAGCCCGCATCGAAGATCCTGCTCGACCGCGCCATCGAGTCGTGGACACACATCAAGACGACGAAGAAGTTGCACTCGATGAACGGCACCATCGTCGATCTGGCCTCGTACACAGATGCGGCCAGCGGCGTTGGGATCGCCAGCGCTGACGGAACCTTCTTCCCGGACAACGCTGACGACACGTCGTTCGACCTCGAACCTGTTTTCTCGACCGAGGGAGCGCTGAGATCAGCACACAGCGTCCTCGGCGGGTGGAGTTTCTAGCCGTGCTCAGAATGACAATGACGCTGGACCCGAACAGCCAGGCCATTGCCAAGCTCATCGAGCTTCGCAAGCGAGCCAAGGATCTGCGTCCGGCTTTTCAGTCCGCTGCTGACGTTGGTCGCTCAATGCTCAAGAAACACTTTGACGCGGAGGGTTACGGTTGGGCCGTGCTCGCAACATCCACGATCCAAATGCGTGGGAATCGCAAGGGCTATTACAAGAAGCGAGCGTCGAGCGAGGGTCCTGCGCACCGCATCCTTCATTGGAGCGGACGTCTGAAGAAAAGCCTCACCGTGAAGGGTCATCGGTTCCACATCTCCAGATCCCTGACGCACAAGAGTTTCGAGTTTGGAACGAGGGATCCGAAGGCTCGTGGCCACCAGTTCGGAAGGGGAAGGCGTCCCCTCCCGAAGCGAGAGGTCTTGCCGAAGGGGAAGATGATTCTCCTGTTCCACCGTGAGGTCAAGCACTACTTCGAGGACGTCATCAAGGGAAGGGTTGCCTGATGTCGATCAACGATGAATTCATGCGCCTGGACGATCCTGCGACCCTCGTGCTGGACGCGATGATCGAGAAACTCCAGAAGCGCGAGAAGCCCTTCGGTGGCTACTACCTTCACCCGTGGCTGGAACAGCACTACAAGCCACTGCTCGTTCGCGCATGGACCGAGAATGATCCACTGGATGACCCTCCACTGCCGAGCGAGTGTCCCTGCGTCCTCATCGTTGGTGATGAGAACAATCCATGGACCCCGCACGGTGCTGGCGCGGCGACCTGGGAGATCAACTACACCCTGCTCATGTTCCTTTACGACAGCGATCATCGGATGGCGAACCGATTCCGCTGGCTCGTGACGACAGCGATCGGTACTCCGTGGATGAACACGCTGGACCCAATTTACGCATCATCGTCGCTGTGTTCGAAGTGGGGACCGAGTCAGGGCATGGGGTCTGGTCCGGTCCCGATCGAGAACAGACGAGGTAATCATCTCTGGTCGGCAAAACTGCCGCTGGAGTTCACCTTCCAAGGCACGAATCTACCCTTTTTCCAGCCGGGCATGTGAGCCCACGGAGGAGTCACAATGGGTAACGAGATCCTCTCCGACATGGCGTTCCTTGTCGGGCGGAAGGAGACCGCGTGGGGCGTTTACAGCGCTTCCTCGGATCTCCCGCATCCGATGTACGACGGTGCCTACGGGGTGGCGCTCAACGACCCCGACCGCATCCAGCCTCACGTCGATGGAGACCTCGACGCAACCTACGTCGTTCAGGACGTGCGGGACCTGGAGGGTTCGATGGAGGTCGGTGTCTTCCCCGATCTCCTCGGCTACCTGCTCGACTACGCCATGAGGCGTGGCACGACGGGAAAGGGAGAGTCCTACTCCTGGGACTTCGTCGTTCCTGGTCTGAACGATCTGCGGCATCTCGGCTGCATGGTCGGGTCCATGTCGATAGCCTTCGCCGAGGGCCAGGACGTGAAACTTTCGATGAACCTTCGAGGGAAGTACGAGGTGCTCAACACTCCGATCCCGGCCACAGGCGACTACTCGTGGCCTCAGATCACCTCGATGTACTTCAGCAACTGCAAGTTCCTCTGCTCGCTCGACGGTGGGTCCACCGAGATCGTTCCGGTCGGCCTCGACAACGCGACCATCACGTTCGACAACCAGCTTCAGCCGGGGCCGCACGAAGAGAACCGCGTGGACGTGAACCAGGACGGCACGATCGGCTACCTGCTCTCGGGTCGCCCGGTGCTGTCGGGTTCGTTCACGGTCCTCTTCGACCGCGCGGACTGGCTGACCATGCAGCGGAGCAAGATCAAGGGTTCGCTCCGCATCATGATGGCGCACCGAGATGGTGCGTCGGCCGTCGTTGGTCCGGCTGGTGCTTCGGCGGGTGGGGCGGGTGTCCCCGTAGCCGTCCCGGTCACGGCCGACCCGTCCACGGACTTCGCGGCCGATGACGTGATCCGGTTCGACACGGACACGGCTGCGAACGCCAGTATCGGCAAGGTGACGGCTCGGGCGACCGGTCCGGACACGATCACCGTCGCCACGCTCGACAAGGACGTGGTGAGCGGTGACTACATCTTCAACGACGCGGCGGAGATCTTCGTGCCCTCGTTCCGGGTCACAAGCATCGGCCGCGAGACCACCAAGGGTTCTCTCGTCAAGGTCACGATGAACATGCGTGCCCTGGCCGAGGGTTCGGACAGCCTCATCGAGTACGAAGCGAAGAACGCGCAGTAGAACATAGGCGGGGCGGGAGGGTCGCGGTTGACCGCTTCCGGTGGCCTTCCCCCTCGCCGACCATACAGGAAGCGGACAGGAAGCGGAGGAGTAGACGCATGGCAGACGAGACGATCGACATCAACGTGCCTGTGCCTGGCGAGGAGGCTGTGGAGGTCAAGCGCGACATGCCTGGCATGGATCAGGTTGCAGAGATGTGCTCCATGCTCGCGATCATGCCAGACCACAAGCCGGACTGGATCCGTGAGAGCGGTATCGACGAGGCAGAGATCCTCGTCTTCGGCGAGTGGGAGAATTCTCCCCAGAAGGTCACGATCCAGGGCCCGACTCGCGGCACCCTCAAGGCGTTTCTGGAAGCGTCGAGGGCCAAGAAGGACACCGACGAGATGGTGGTCCGGCTTGTCCGCGAAGTTGTTATCGAGATGCCAGAGTCGCTCAAGGCTCGGCGTCCCTTCGCTCTGAACGGTGCTGTCTGGATCGCGAAGGGAGCGCCATACCCGACGCCGGAGGATCTGGCGCAGGGAAAGCCGGAGGCGCTCAAGGACGCGGACGCGGACAAGGCGGTTCGGGAGTACATCCTCAACTACCTCCCGCATCGCATGGTTGTTCAGATCTGCTCGGCGGCGATGGCTCTCGGGACGCCGGACCTGAGTCAGGCGTTCTCGCTGGCGAAGAAGGCGGGACCGGACGGTGATGACCCTTTGTCGAGGGCGTCGGCTGGTACTTCGGAGGCGGTGGACTAGAAGATCGCGAAGCCGGGCAACTCGCCTGGACGCAAGTCCGTGACAGGTGGCCGGGGATTGCGATGGAAATGCGCGAGATGAAACAGATCGTGTGGTTCCGAACCTTCCCCCGGCCCGGTCTGCCCTTGAAGCGTCAACCGGCACGATTCCTGGACCTTCTCGATTTCCTCACTTCGATGGGGGTACTCAGTAGCCATGCCTGACCTGAAAATCACTATCCAGGGCGTCGATGAGTTCTCAAAGGTCGTTGACGCCATCCAGTCAAAGATGGATCACTTGTTCCAGGAGGCGAACAAGAACATGGCCGAACTCGCGGATCGCGCGAGCAAGGTCACTGTCAACATGGAGAAGATGGGACAGACCGTTGAGAAGGCTGAGAAGAAGTTGCATGCTCTGGCTGGCATGTTCCAGCAGTTCGCCACCGTGGCGTCGGGCGCGATCGAGCGGGTCGGTGGGATGTTCAGCCGAATGTTCGAGGACGCTGGGAGGATGGCTGAGAACGCGCTGAGCCGCCTCGGATCTCGCCTCAAGAGTATCGGTGGGGGTGGGCTGTCGCGGTCCTTCCTGTCCCCTGTGATCGACGCTATGCGGACCGGCATGCAGACCGCGATCGACGGCGTGAACGACATGGTCAAGGGCGCGATCACCGCGTACACGAACCTCGTCACCGGGGCCATGAAAACCATTGGTGAACTCCTCAAGGGTGGTTCGACAGTCGGTGGGGCCGCGCTCGGTTTTGCTCTCACAGGAAACCCGATCGGCGCACTCTTTGGTGCTGGCATTGGCTCCCTCCTCGGATCTCTCCCGAAGGTTATTGCGGATGTTGCTGCCGGAGTTGTCGAGGGGATGGCCTCAGTCCTTCGTGGCCTGAGCGACGTGTTCGCTGGTGCGTTCGGCGCTGCGGTGAACATCGCGAGTCAGATTCTCGCTGGGCTGGTGAGCGCTGTGTCGAGTGTCGTCGAGAAGATCGGCAGCATCTTCTCCGGGATGGTGGACAAGGTCTTAGGACTCCTCGGAAACATGGCTGGGAAGATCGGCACTGTCTTCACAGGCATCGCGGGGTTCGCCACCTACGAGGCTCTCCGGATGGAACGTGGTTTCGCCACAGCCTTCGGTCTGATCCCGGACGCTGGTGAGAAGGCGTTCAAGATGCTGCGGGACCGGGTCACGGACATCTGGGAGACCACACCGTTTGTCAGTGGCTACCAGATGACACGCGGTCTCTTCCAGACGATCTCCTCCGGTGCTCGTGAGCCAGCCCGTGCGATGGAGATCATGAAGGCGTCCATCGAGGCGGTCATCGGTGGTGGCGTGAAGGACATGGAGACCACGATCAAGGCCGTGACGAGAGCGACCCTGCTCTACAACCACACAGCAAAAGAGACCGTGGACATCCTCTTTCAGACGCAGAACCTCGGTCAGATCACGTTCTCGGAACTTGCCAGAGGCATGGGCCTGGTCTCTGGTTTCGCGTCCGCCGCGAAGATCGAATTCAAGGATCTCATGACCGCAATCGCGGTGGGGTCACGTGGCCTCGATCCCGAGTCGCTGTTCACAGGTATCCGTCGTGGAATTCAGACGCTCTACGCTCCGGGACCGGACGCTGCTGCGGCGAGGAAGAGGGCTGGGATCGCCTTCAAGGAATTGACGGACGAGGAGCAGAAACTCAGCGACACGAAACTGTTCAACATCCAGGTCATGAAGGAGGAGCTTCGGATCTTCACGCGACTCCCCGCGAGGACCCACACACAGGCGCTTCGGATGCGGGACCTCCGCGAGCAGATCGAGGGAGCATCAACCGCGTTCACGGACTGGGCCGCGACGACTGGCCGTCCGATCCCGATGATGGAGTCGCTTCGCAGGATCGCTGACCTGGACCCGAGCATCGAGACTCTGAGAAAGCTCATTCCTGAGATCAGGGCCCTGACGTTCATCTCCTCCGCGATCAAACTCCGTCCGTTCTGGAAGGAGATCAAGGAGGGCATCGAGGACTCTGCTGGCGCGGCGAAGGATGCTGCTGACATCCAGAGGACGGAGACACTGGCGCAACTGTCGATGACGTGGCACGGGATCGTTGCGGTCATGAAGGACTTCGCCGAGACCCTGAAGGGCCCCGTGGCTGACGGTCTCACGATGATCCGAGAAGCGATCAAGGATCTCCAGGGGTCACACGCCTTTGCGCGGTTCAAGGACTGGGCGAAGGATATGGCTGTTGACATCTTCAAGCACCTCGGCAGCGCGTTCGACTACCTGCGCAACAACTGGGACGACATCGAGAAGAAGATGACCGCTGGGTGGAGAGCCGTGGAGAAGGTGATCCTGGCCGCATGGGAGGGTGCGAAGGCGATCGTTAACGTTGTTAGCAACATGGTCAAGGACGGCGTGCTTGGCGAATGGTCAGACGAGTGGGAGAGGGTCAAGGAGATTGTCGCTGAGACGTGGAGTATCATCGGGGAGATGTCTCAGGGGAACATGGGTCCTCTTGCCGACGCGATGAAGGGCCTTTGGGAGTGGTTCTCCGATTACGCAGAAGAGGCTTGGCTTCGCGTCCAGTCGTATGGCCTGAACGCAGCGGCGACGATCGCCGAGGCTCTCGGAACCGGCATTCAGTACGCGCTCTCCGAAGGCATCACTGGAGCGATTCGCCTGGTCGTTGCGGAGATGCCTGGTGTCGGGGATATGTTCGGTCTCCCTGACAATCCCCCTGGCGTTGACGACGCTATCAAGGCGCTCAAGGCGGTCAGAGAGGTCGAGAGCACCAACCTGAAGGGCTTGCCAACGGGCTTCGGTGCTGAAGACCTGACGGCCGGGAAACAACCACGAGGGCCGATCGGAACTCGGATGGCGCTTCAGGATGCTGGTTACAGCAACAAGGACATCGACAAGCTTCTCAGCGCGTGGGAGAGGATGCTCGAATCGGCGGGAGGAATTACACCGACCGGAGACCCAGAAAGGCTCGTCGCAAACATCAAGGCCGACGCGCAAGCGACCCTCGAACAGAACAATATCCTCGGGGAGATTGCCGGAAACATGCGCAGGGCCGCAGACGCGCTCTCGTCCGAGGCGGATCTCATGAAGATGTCGCGAGAGTTCTACCTCAAGGACAAGGCTGAGAAGGCGGCCGTTGCCAAGTCAGAACGCGAGCAGTTGGAGGCTGGCTACGGTGATGACTCCATGTTCAAGGTCGGGAAGGTTTCCAAGGGTCCAGTGATAAGCCGGTGGGAGAACGAGCAAGCGGTGGCGCGTGGAGCAAAGGGTGTCTGGATTGAAGCGCAACGCCGTCGAGAGGAAGGATCGAGAATAGCGGCTGAGTTCGGAGAGAGCACAGCGCATTATCCGACAGCAAAGGAGGAAGCGGTTGGAGAGGCGAAGGCAAAACTCGACAGGGCACTTGAGTCCCTCGCGAACAAGGAGCAGATGATCGCGGACCAGATTGCGAAACTCAACGAGATTGCCAAGACGGCACAGAAGACGACCTCGAACCTGACCGATGAGGATCTTGAGAACATCGCTCGCGTTGTCACGCTCCGCCTGGAGTCATCGGTTGAGATGGCAAAGATCGGGCTCAAGAGGGCGCTGAAAACTCCGGCGAAGAAGGCTGGTGGCAAAGAGGTTGAAGCCGAGACTGACAAGGGGGTCGAGAAGGAGAAGGCCAAGGAGAAGGCTGGTGAAGCCGGTGAGGAAGTCGCGGACGAGTTCACGCAGAAGGCTCGTGATAAGGCACTGGAGAACATTCGCAAGTCCGGATACTTCAGCGACGAGGACTTCCTCACGAAGGCGCAACGCAAGGGTTCTTCCTCCAGCCAACGTCGTAGTGGGAGTTCCGGTGGTGGCCGTGCCAGCGATGAGGTTGAGGATACAGGGCACCGCATGCCGAGGACGTTCCAGGAGGCCAGTAGCCAGCGCGGAGGTCTCGCCTGGACATCTATGGTTCAGAAGATCAGGGACCGCATCAATTCCCTTGAGGGAATAAGGCGTGAGATGTTCACGATGTTGCGCGAAGAGGTTGAGGCTGCTGGCGGGTCCATATCCCCAAAGGTTGCAAGTTCTATGGTGGCAGCGACAAAGGGCGCTGGGAGCCTTGAGGAGGCCAAGAAGAACCTTGCGGACAACCTTGAGAACTTCGCGAACACGCAGGTTTTCACAAGCAAGAGCGACGAGGCGAGAACAGGTAATCTGAGAGATGTGATTGAGAATCTTCGCGTGACCATCGTTGAGACAGGAGAGAAGATCGCCGTACTTCAGAACGACATCGTCAACAAGGTCAACGCATCGACCGAGGCTCAGAAGAAACTCGGCGCAGATACGGACGAATCAAAGAAACGGCTTCAGGCGCAGGAGAACTAGATGACAACGTCCGTCTGCTACTGGCGATTCATCAAGATCGGGGTGGACCTCCTGTCGCTCATTCCGTCCACGAACCGCCTGGCAGGTGGATCCGTTGCGGGCCTGGACCGGATCGTGTCGAAGCCGGAGACCCTCAACCAGAGTTTCGAGATCACGGTTGATGCGATGGTCGGGTTCCACGGCGATGGCTGGACGAGGATCAGCCTCCACACCGCGCTTTTCAACGCTCAGTCGGACGTCATCAACGAGTCCATCGACAACCCCACGGGGCCCCTGTGCTGGGTGGATGACGAGTCCAAGACAACCACGACGACCGGATTGGAAAGCGCGGGAGATGATGTGGTTGTCGGGGTCACCAGCCTCACGACCCTGGACAGTGCTGTGAACGACTATGTCCTGCTCATCAACGAGTCGAGTCAGATCGGCCAGCTTGCCAAGGTATCCGGGATTGGCGTGAACGAGATCACGGTGGACCTCGACGAGGATCTTCCCTCTGGCTCGATCGTACTCAAGGTCTTCATGGCGTACCCAGGCTCAGTGTTCCAAGGTGCCGACACGGGGCGGCCGGTTGAGCAGAGCGACGACAAGTACAGATTCTCAACCTACTGGCGCTTCCTGGCCGGAGAAATGCCCGTGAAGGGTGCGAGCCTGTAATGGACATCTTCGACTATCAGTTCGACGGCGCGGTTGGCGACCTCATTGCCGAGGCCGACCACTGGAACGTCAACCAGACGAGCCCTGTGGACGGAGAGACCACACCTGACGGCTACGGCTGGGACTGTATCGCTGGCGGCAAGGGTGCTCCAAACCGCGAACTCAACACCCTCTGTCGCTTCAAGCAGTACCCAGGCACTCCGAACTACTCCGTGACCGTGGCTGTCACGTTCCCGTTCATGAACTCCTGCGCTCGGAACGTCGATCTCTGGGCCCGCATGATCGACGATGAGAACGGATACTTTGCCAGGCTCGACAGCAACTACGGCTCACCCCAGGTTTCGCTCTACCGCGTGAGTGACGACGTAGAGACTCTCCTCGACGGGCCAGCAGCCATCACAGGCATGACCCAAGGGGTTGCGGTGGACCTCAAGGTAGAGGTCATAGACTCCACGATCAAAGCCTACGTCGCGACTGCCGAGAAGTGCTCCAAGACCGAGGTTGCTGGCGACCTCATCTTCGGGAATTACAGGGTCGGGCTCGCTGCTGAGTATGCGCTGGCACCCCTCGGTCCGACCGTGGACAATCTCAGGACCACAGACGAGGCGACTGAGAGCGGTCTGACCGGTGGATACATCCTCAAGGTTGCTGAGACTGCCTACGGCAAGTCCGAGATGGTTGCGGCTGGGATCTCACTGACACGCCTCACGCAGTCGTACCTCGGGCCCGCCGCGTTGACGATCAACGTGAAGGAGCAGCACACCGATCCTCTCTGGCATCCGGAGCAGGTGGTCACGCTCAAGGCGCTGATCTCAGGGGACTGGAAGTACGTGTTTCAGGGCCGGATGAGGATTGTGAGTCGCAAGGGTGAGCCTGGCTCTGAGATGAACGAATACTTCGCTGCTGGTCCGAGGGCCTGTGCGAAGTTCGTGACGCCCGCACACCCGACACGCAAGTCTTCGATCATCTGGAATTCGAACACCGACGATGAGGACTCTGACGCGGACTTCGAGGGGAAGGAAGTCGGCGAGATCATCGCTTGGTACTTCGACACGTACCTGGATGAGCTTCGATCCCACGGCGGAATCGGGCCGACAGGAACGCCATACGTCCAGGCCGAACTTGACGCGATGAGCACCGTTCCCACGAGGATGGACATCGGTGGCGACTTCGAGTCCGTGATGCTCGCCTTGCTGTCGAAGGTGCCGAACATCGCACTGAAGGTCGATCACGACACCCTGATCTGGCACTTCGTGGACTTCACCGCGTCAGCGGCGGAGGAGTACGAATACGGAGGCGACCCGGCTCTCCCGCTCAACGTGGTCAACGATGACGCGACGGGTTGCTACACCGCAGTCCGCATCCGAAGCTCGCGGAGAGAGAAGGTCAAGGGGTTCGCGAACACCACGTCGGGAAGCCTGATCCGTCACTGGTCAACCGACCTGTCTGCGATCTGGACTCCTGGGAAGCAGTTCCGGTCGAAGGTGTCTGTGACGGTGGCCGAGCTTGTCGATGATGGTGTGGCGAACGACGCGCCTGTCCTTCGGTTGGAGGGTAAACCCCTCTTCCCTGGCGAGTGGCAGAACACCCTCCTGACGTTCTCCGATGGGGCGCAGATTGGCAATGCCTTCAAGGTTGTTGGGAATACCTACAACCAGGTCACGCTTGAGCATGCTGGTGGATTCCCGTCCGACGCGCCTGGGCCTGGAGATTCCGCTGTCATCGAGGACAGTAGGGCTAACTCCTTGGCCGAGTCCGAGAACGGGTTCAGTTACGTTCGTCGCCGCTTCCTCGTGAAGGATCAACTCGGGAACAGCCTTGACCTCGCGAAGGACCCGTGCGCAACGTTGTGGCAGGAGAGTGAGGACGAGGAGAAGCGCGTACCTCACCAGATGACCTACGAGGCGAGTCCCGGAGTCATCGTGATCGGGATGCCAATCATCATTCCTCGTGAGGACCAGCCGGGTTGCGAGAACGCCGAGGGGTACGACGACGCTGAAGCCTCGATGGACTTCTGGTACTGGGAAGAGGAGGTCCGCGAGTACCGTACCCCGACAACCGGCTGGTACGGACCCGCCTACGCTGAGAGCGCGACCAAGTGGAGCGGTGGTGGAGATCCCGGTCCGGACGACTGGGGCGTCCGCCGCGAGAAGATCATAGAGGACTCCCAGTGGGACTCCACGGCACAGAACAGTGCCATCGCAGCAGCGGCCGACTCGCTCCTCGAAGTGCTGTCCATGAAGCCCTACGGTGGCGAACTGTCCATTTTTGGCCTGGAGTGGGTGCTCAGGGATCTCGACACGCACATCCACTTCACAACAGCGGCTCCTATTCGTGGAGCCAGCACGAGTTTTGAGAGCGCGGACATCATCCCGTTCGATGTCACCTACGACTTCCTCCGCAACCGGACCGCAGTGACCTATGGGAACAGTGGTGAGTTCGCTCGCCAGTGGGCCGACCTGAAGGATCGGATGGGTCGTAAGAATGACCTGGCCTCGATCCTCATGCGCATCAAGAAGGTTGAGCAGTTCGCTGAGTGCGTCCAGCAGAACAAGAACTCGAAGGTCACAGCGGCGGACAACAATCCGATCTGCTCTTCAAGCGTTCGTGGCAAGTGGGGTGGTGGCGGTGCTGGCGGTGCTGGCGGTGGTGGTGGCAAGGGCGGTGGTGGTGGCCTTGGCGGCGGCGGAATTGACGTTCCTGGCGGTGGTACACTCCAGAGTTGGCTCGACTGGGTGAACTGGAAGATCATCAAGATTGAAGTTGACCACGAGATCCAGAAGCGAATTGAGGAGACGCCGCCTCCGACAGCACCTAGCGGTGGTGGTGCGCCAGACGATCCCACCACCACAACTCCAGCCGGAACCATCGGGCCTGTCCATATCACTGAAGACGGAACAATTTACGCTCCTCGACCAGGTGGAAATGCGCGTGAGGAATTCGTCGAGCTTGAGCCTGACGATACCGATGCACGGCGTCCGAAGTATGGTCCTGATTACGGAGGCCGAGTTATTGGTCCGTTCTCGCTCGGTCAACACTACGCCGACTTCCACCACAGGACGCACAAGGAGTCAGACGAAGGTATCTGGGATGGCACCCAGACGACCATGCCTCTGACCTACCCGTGCATCGCCGGAACAGCCACAGTCTTTCTTCGGAACGGTGCGTCTGGACAGCCGCTTCACCAGATCGAGAGTGGAGGCGCTGACTACACGCTGACAGGAACACCGCTTCGAAGCCTCGTCTTTGCGAACCCTCCCGCATCCGGAAGTTATGCGGAGATCGTTTACGAACACCAGGGTGTCAGGGTTCGCCACTCAACCACCGTGCTCGCCGAACACGGGAACCTCATCGAGGACACAGCAACGATCCTGACGGAATCTGGTGTCGCGATCGAGGACACAGAAACCTTGATGGTGGAGATTCTCGCGCCGTAAAGCCGATTCATAGCAACAGACAATCTAGGCCGCACAACAGCCGTTCCTGGAGACAAGACAATGGCCAACGACATGAGCAACTATCAGGCAGACGTTTGCCTGGACGACGCGCTGAACAGCCCTGTGGGGGCGCTGTATATGTCCCTCCACAGCGACGATCCTGGCAAGACGGGCGCGGATGAAACCACCGGAACCGGCTACGCTCGCATCGTTTGCACCAACGCCTTCGGTGACGCTGCGGTCGATGGCGTGATCGCGAACACCGTGGCCATCGCCTTCGCCACTGCTGGTGGCGACTGGGACTCGGCCGCTGTCATCTCCTACGGCGGGATCTGGGATGC